CCGGCGCGCTCATCAATGTCCCGATCGCCTCTAACGGAAACGTCGGGCAGACCGGGGCGGCCGTTAATGGCGGATCCGGCGGCAACGCCGTGGCGGCCCCCGGCTTGCCCTTTTCCGCCACGAGCGGCGGAACGGGCGGCGCGGCGGCGGGTGCGTCGGGCGGCGTCTTTACCGCGCTTGGCTGGGGCGCTTATGGCGGCGGATCCGGCGGCGCGGGCGCGGGCACGGGCTCCGGGGGCGGCGGGCTTGGCCGCAATTTCACGGGCTCCGGCACCGTTGCGGGCGGCGCGAATATCGGCGGCGGATCCGGCGGCGGGTCACTGGTCGGCATTGGCGGCGCGGGCGGCGCGACGGGCGTCGCCGGGTCGCCTCCTGCGGCCGGTAACTACGGCGGCGGGGGCGGCGGGGGCGGGCAGAACGCAGCGGGCGGCGCGGGCGTCGGTGGCGTAGTGGTGATCTACTTCTGATGGGACAAATCGCCGCGACTCCACGTATGGACGATTTACTAGCGCCTCCCGGCGTCCGGATTTTGCGCGCCGCCGAAGGGGGCAAACGATTGGAACCGCGAGTAAGCCCTAACGAAGTGGCTCTTGAGCTCTTCCGGGAGCTCGGGGCATCCGTGCGCCGGATCGACGACAAACTAGACCACGCCCGGCAAGAGCTCGCCGAAGTGCGCGGGGCGGACATTCCGGGCGTCCTGCACGCCCTGTCCAAAGAGCATCAAGAGCACGACGCCCGATTAACCAAGCTTGAAGAGGCGGCCCGAACGGCGACCGCCGTTGCGAAACCGTGGTGGTGGTTTGGCCGCGAGCTGGTCAAGCCGCTTATTGCGTCGGCCGTTGGCGCGGCGGCGGCCCTGCTGGCGATCAAGGGCGCGCCGTCCCCGTGAAATGGGCTAAGGATCTGTTTTACGGCCCGGACGGCGAAACGCTGCATTTGGGCCGTTGTGGATCCGTGCCCATGTTTTTTAGCGGGATTGCGCTCCCGTGGGTCCAGCTCTTTCGTTCCGGGTCGATCGACTACGCGTCGACAATGGTCGGCTATACCGCGCTCGCCGGGGCCGTTTGGGTGCTTGTGCAGGGCGCTAAAAACATGGACATAATGCCCGGCACGCCCCCGCCGGCCAACCCGGCCCCGGGCGGTAAACCAACGGGGGCCACAACGCCATGACGCAGCTAGCTAACGGGGGCGCGTTCTGGAATGCGCTCCGGGCGCACAAGATCATGGGCGCGGCGATCGAGCACAGCGAGGTCGACGGAATCGTGACGCTCTTAAGCGCCATGGGTGCGGCGGGATGGGGCCGGCGCTTTACCGCGTACGGGCTGGCGACCGCTTACCACGAGACCGCCGGAACCATGCGGCCGATTCACGAGTACGGCTCGCGCGAGTACCTTCGGAACAATTACGACGTGACGGGCCGCCGGCCCGCTATCGCGCGATCCATGGGCAACATCATGCCGGGCGACGGCGTACGGTACGCCGGCCGGGGATACGTGCAGCTCACTTGGCGCAACAACTATGAGCGGGCCGGCGCGGCGCTTGGGCGGGATCTCGTGGGGCAACCCGACGACGCCATGCTTCCGGAAGTGGCGGCCGACGTCATGACGCGCGGCATGGCGGAAGGCTGGTTTACCGGCCGCAAGCTGTCCGATTTTATCACCGGCACGCGTTGCGACTTCAAGGGCGCGCGGGCCGTCATCAACGGCACGGACAAGGCGGCGATTATCGCCAACGTCGCCGACAAATTTCTTGGCTGTCTCACCGCCGGGGGATGGGCGTGATTCCGCTTTGGGGATATCCCGCCGCCCTTGCCGCCGCTCTCGCGCTCGTGGTCGGGATCCAGACGGCCCGGGTCGAAAACCTGCACCGCGACTTGACGGCCGCCCGGGAACAAACCAAGGCGGCCCGGGATCTCACGGCGGCGAGCGAGCGGGGGCGTGACCGTGAGGCGCGCGCCGCTCTCGCCAGCTTCGAAGGGCTGCAAACAACGTGCGTCGCCATGAACGCCGCCGCAATTCAGAAGGGCCGGACCATTGAACGGATCGTATCAGCGCCGGGCCCTGTCGCTGGCGGCGCTCGTGGTATCGTTGGGGCTCTCGAGCTGCGCGAGCTGGTGGGTCAAGCCCCCGCCGTCCCCGGTACGCCCTGACGTCTGCCCGCCGGCCCTGTCCGCTTCCGTCCCGGACGCCCCGCGCGTACCGGACGGCGCGGGCTTCCCGGCCCCGGTCACGCCGGAAGAGCGGACCGCCGTCGGCCTGTATCTGTCGTGGCTGGCGGCCTTTGGCGACGCAGACACGCTGGTACGCGAGAGATTGCGCCTTGCGCGGGCGGGCTGCGTCCAGTAGCTTCCGCCTGCATGGCTAAGGTCTCCCTCCCGTTGACGTGCAGCAAGGCCCGCGCTTCCTCCCCCGGCGAGCGCGGGCCTTGTCATTTCCGGGCCCGGGCGTCATAGTCCGATCGCGCCCAAGGGAGGGGCGATCACATGCCTACATGCCCCGACAATCTTTGCACCGGCACGCACTACCTTGCGGACTCGCCAGAGCTAGGCGCTTGCCCGTCCTGCTGCACGCCAGAGGCCATGCAACGGCTAGACCGGACCGTTGCGGCCCTTACCGCCCCGAAGCCCTTTAGCGAGCAACTAGACGAGCTCGAGGGCATGGTTAGCACCATGCGCGACACGTTCCGGGAAATGGAGCTCGAGCGGGACGAGCTGCAAGACACCGTCGCGGACGCTAAGGCATCCCTGCAGCGCTATTTGAGCTTGGAAGGCCACGGCGCGAATCCCGTCACCTTGCCGCCCGGCTCGCTCCGGGAGCTTTGCGAGACCTTGGGAATCTTGTGACCCCCGAAGGCTTCGATTGGCTCGCGCCGGATTATACGGCCGTTTTTAACGCCCGGATGCGGCGGCTTGCATGGATTCGCGAGGATCCGGACAACCGCTTGCCGCCGCTAAAGGCGTTCTACCGAGAGCACCCCGCGCAATTTATCCAAGACTGGGGCGTGACCTTCGACCCGCGAAACGCTGACGTCGACATTCCGACGTTGGTCCCGTTCCTGCTGTTCCCCAAACAGGAAGATTGGTGCGCATGGGTGCTGGATAGCTGGCGGAACCGTCGTCACGGCCTGACGGAAAAAAGCCGGGACTGCGGCGTTTCGTGGCTGGCAATCGCCTTGAGCTGCAGCCTTTGCCTATTCCGCGACGGAATGGTTATTGGCTTCGGGTCACGCAAGGAAGAGTATGTCGACAAGATCGACGGGCCCAAAAGCCTGTTCTACAAAGCCCGGAAATTCATGGAATACTTGCCGCCCGAATTCCGGGGCGGCTTTAACCCGCGCGTACATGCGCCGCATATGCGCATGTCCTTTCCGGATACCGGGTCGCACCTAGCGGGCGAAGCGGGGAACAATATCGGCCGGGGCGATCGGGCCGCGATCTATTTTTTCGACGAGGCGGCGCACCACGAGCAACCCGTTCTTGTCGACGCGTCCTTGTCCGCGACGACCAATTGCCGGATGGACGTTTCGTCCGTCAACGGGCCGGCAAACCCCTTCGCGCAAAAGCGTTTCTCGTGGCCTAGCGAACAAATCTTTGTCTTCGACTGGCGGGACGATCCGCGCAAATCCCAAGAGTGGTACGACCGGCTCGCCGCGCCCGGGGGCCTAGACCCCGTGACCTTGGCGCAGGAAGTCGACCGGGATTACAACGCCTCGCAACAGGGCGTTTTGATTCCGTCGGCGTGGGTGCAAGCGTCGATCGACGCTCACCTAAAGCTAGGCATTGCCCCCGTCGGCGGCCGTACGGGCGGCTTCGACGTGGCGGACGAAGGGAAGGACGCGTTGGCGCTCGCGCTGCTCAATGGCTGGTATCTGGAAGAGCTGCACGAGTGGTACGGCAAGGGCGACGATATTTTTTCGAGCGTCGAAAAGGTTTTCATGCTTTGCGACGACTTCGGCGCGCCGGGCTTCAAGTATGACAGCGACGGGCTAGGCGTCGGCGTTCGGGGCGACGCCCGGGTGATCAATGCGACCCGGCTCGGGGCGGGCCGGCATATGCTGGACGTCCGGCCCTTCCGGGGATCTGCAGAAGTGTACGACCCGGAAGGCTTCGTCGACCCGCGCGAGAAGACAAACCCGGACCGCAACCCGCTCTTGGCGCGGCGTAACAAAGACTTCTTTGTCAATTGCAAAGCGCAATCGTGGTGGTCGCTCCGGCGGCGCTTCGAAGCGACCTTCCGCGCCGTGACGGAAAGTGCGCCCTATAACCCGGACGATCTCATAAGCCTGTCCGGCCGGCTCCCCTTGCTTGGCAAGCTTACCGGCGAGCTCTCTCAACCGACGTACGATCTGCGCAACGGTAAAATCCTGATAGAGAAGACGCCCGACGGGAGCAAAAGCCCGAACCTAGCGGACGCCGTCATGATCGCATACAGTCGGACTTCTCGCGAGCCCATGCGGATTCGGGCCGGCGTGGCAGGAGACATAAAGTGAGCGCAGTACGCCCCCGCCGTCAAATGAAGCTGCGTCCCGGCGTGGCGCGCGAGATCCAGCGCCCCGGGCAGGAATTTGACGCTTTCGCGCCTTACGTTCCGGCTCCCGGCGTCGCGCCAAAGACGGCCCCTTCCCTTGCCATGGACAGCACCGTCTATGCGTGGGCAACGCAAGCGTCTCTCGCGTACGGCGAGGGCCTGACGTTTCTCGGGTACCCGTACTTGACGCAGCTCGCCCAACGGCCGGAATTCCGCCAGATTTCGACCATTTGGGCGAAGGAAATGACCCGCCGATGGATCAAGATCACGTCGGCGGGCGGCGAAGCGGACGAAGAGAAGATCAAGGCTATCGAGGCCGAAATGCGCAAGCTTCGGGTCCGCGACGTCTTCCGGAACGCCAGTCTCGTAGACGGGTTTTTTGGCCGCGCGCATATCTTTATAGACCTTGGACCGGCCAAGCCCGGCGAGCTGGAAACCCCGCTCGTGCTGGATCCGCGCAAGATCCGCCCCGGATCGTTCCGGGGGCTTCGCGTCGTGGAGCCGACGTGGGTTTACCCCAACGCGTACAACACGGCCAACCCGCTAGATGAAAACTATTACAAGCCCCGGGATTGGTTTGTAATGGGCGACCGGGTGCACCGCTCCCGGCTCATGACTCTGGTCTCCCAACCCGTCCCGGATCTGCTCAAACCGTCGTACAGCTTCGGCGGCCTGTCGCGCACTCAACAGGCCATGCCCTATGTCGACAATTGGGTTCGCACGCGCCAAAGCGTGAGCGACCTTCTGCACAGCTTCTCGAAAACGATCCTTAAAACCAATATGTCGGCCGTCCTGCAGGGCGGCGGCGCGGACGCGTTGAACGAACGGGCGTCCCTGTACGCGGCAACCCGTGACAATAAAGACCTGATCATGGTCGACATGACGGAAGAGGATATCGTTGACGTTTCGACCCCGCTTGGGTCGCTGGACAAGCTGCAAGCGCAGTCTCAAGAGCAAATGGCGTCGATCGCCGGGATTCCGCTCGTGGTGCTTCTAGGCATCACGCCGTCCGGGCTCAACGCGTCCAGTGACGGCGAGATAAAGACGTTTTACGCGGCGGTAAAAGCCGCACAAGAGGATCTATTCACGGACCCGCTCAACGTCGTTTTGGCGGTCCTGCAGCTCTCGCTTTTCGGGTCCGTAGATCCAAACGTAGGCTTCGAATACCTCCCGCTTTGGGAAGAGGACGACACGGCCCGGGCCGGCGTCCAAAAGACCATGAGCGAGATCGACACTAGCTACCTTGACGCGGGCGTCCTGTCCCCGGAAGAGGTACGCGAGCGGCTGGCAAACGACCCGGAAAGCCCATACGCGGGCCTTGACCTTAGCGCGCCCCCGCCAGAGCCCCCGGAGCCGGACGTACCGGACGACGCAGAAGAGGACGAGCCGCCAGCGCAAGACGCGGAATGGGACGAAGGCAAACACAAGCGCGCCGACAACGGGCAATTCGGATCCGGGGGCGGCGGCTCAAACAAGCGTGACCCTAAGCCGGCCGCCAGCGAGCCGGCCGCCAGCGAGCCGGCCGCCAGCGAGCCGGCCGCCAGCGAGCCGGCCGACGCGGAAGCCGCCGCCAAGGCCGAAAAGAAGCGTCTCGAGGCGGAACGGCGCGCCAAGGTACGGGAAGCACACGCGGGCCCGGGCTTCGACCGTACGGACGCTTTTACGGCTCCGGCGGACTTCAACGCGGCGGACTTCGCCCGGCTGCACGACAAATTCGACGTCACCGAAGCGGACATTATTAACGGCTTCCCCGACGACACAAGCGAGAAGCTAAAGGACGTTGAATCGCGTATTGCCGCCCGCGCGCCGACGAACCACGAGCACAAGCAAGCGGACGGGAGTTGGACGCCGGAGCGTCAAGCGCTGCACAAGTCGATCATTGACGAATTCTTTACGCGGGAAAAGGTCGACGCGGCGCGCCCGGAAGACGGCAAAGCGCCGACGTTTACCGTGCTTGGCGGCCGGGGCGGATCCGGCAAATCATGGTTTGAAGGTCACGTGTACGACCCGGGCCGCGCGATCGTGCTGGACCCCGACCACATCAAGGCTAAGCTTCCCGAATTTGAGGGGTGGAACGCCGCGCAAGTGCACGAGGAGTCCAGCGAGATCGCAGACGAGATAACCCGCGTCGCTCAAGAGAACGGGCTTAATCTCGTGCATGACGCGACCATGAAAAGCCCGGAGAAGGCTAAGGCACTCGTGCAGGGCTTCAAGGAGCGCGGCTATCGGGTCGAAGCGCATTATATGCACCTTCCCCGCCAAGAGGCGGCCAAGCGCGCCGTTGGGCGTTTCCTCAACCCGGACAGCGGGCGTTACGTCCCGCCGTCGATCGTGCTCGGGAACACCGAGAACGAAAAGTCATTCGAGGGCGTTAAGGATCTGGTCGACGCTTGGTCATTCCGTGACAACAACGTCCCGCAAAACACGCCGCCCGTTCTGATATCGGAGAGCCGCCCATGATTCCGTCCCCGGCCGAAGCCCCGGACCTATACGACGACGACGACGCCCGCCCCTTGCGGGACGGGACGTCAATCCAGTACGAGCCGCCGGCGTGGCTCAAGAAGAAGCCGGAGCCGCCCCGCGACGACGCGTAAGCGCTTCGCTCAACAGCTCCCGGATCTTATCGTTGCGGCCGTATGTGGCGGGCCCGGGCTCCGCGTCGATCGCGGCGATCTCGCTAGGCGCGAGGGCGACCGCGATCCGCTTCAAGGGCTCGCCGTGCTTGACGGGACGGGCCATTAGATCGCGCCCCTGTAATGCTTCGCCAGCTCTTCGGCGGATCCGGCCCATTCAAGGGCGGCGGCTTCCGCGTCCGCTAGGCTGGCGAATGACCGGGTCTCGAACACGCCGCCCTGACGAGCGGCAATCTTGCGGGCAATGCCGGGGCCGCTATGCGCGGCGATCTCGAGAAATTCCGGGTCGCTGCAATTGAACGCGAGCGGGGCCGGAACGCTCCCGACGAAGGCGAACCGCCCGGCCGGGTTAGGTATTAGGTGCATCATGACTTGTCCCATTCGTCGTAAGCCTTCCCAAAGGCGTTTTCGAAGTCTTGTTCGGCCTGCCCGTAGTCGCCCATGAACCGGCTGCGCAGGCATTGCAGGAGTTCGACTTGCCACCGCGCGAGTTTTTGCCCGGGGCGCAGATGCGAGACGATCTCGCGCGCCCGCTCCTGCACGCTCTCTTCATACTTGGCGCGGGGGGCCGCCGCGATCGCGGCGGCGGCGGCTAGAAGCTCTTTTGAAACGATCACGGTCTGGTCTCCCTTTGTTGCAATTATTTGTACGCTTTATTCCCGGGGGCGTCAAGCCCCCTAGTGGTATGCGGTCCAGTGGCGGGGCCGGCCGTCCCAAAGGTACGCGCTGGCGTAGCTCTCGATAGCGATCCGGCCCCGGGCGATCCGCTTTACCATGGCGTCGCCTTTGAAGTGGTCGATCGCCGGAACGCTCTTCCCTTGCGCCCAACCTTCGTTCCCGTTGCTGGCGTCGGCGCTATGGATCTGGCGGATCACGACGGTCGACTTGCCCCGGAGCTCAACGACTTGATACCAATCAATGTTGGTTTGCTCGTAGCCCCAAGAGCAAACGAAGATCGACCCGACTTCGCACCCGTGACCCTTGGCCCGGGCGGCGGCGTCTTCGGCGGCGCGCTTGGCTTTGGCCGCCAGCGACGCCCGCCGGGATTCGAAGTGCTCCCGAACGGCCCGCTCGCGGCTCGCTTCGTTCCGGTAGTAAAAGTGATAGTCGGGCTTGTTCGCCTTGCCGTGGTAGCCCTTCGCGAAAGGCTTTCCGTTCGAGTCGGTCCAGACGTACGCGACGGCGTCGGACAGCTTGTCTTTGACGATCACGGCCCCGGCGGGGGCGCTGCGGACGGGGGCGAGAAGTCTGTTCATGTCGTGGTCTCCCTTGGTTTGTGAGTTATCTGTACGCTTAATTCCCGGGGGCGTCAAGCCCCCTAGTTGCCTCCCTTCCGAAAACACCGGGCGCAAATGCCC